TGAGATAATCAAGTCTTACACTGAGATTGATGAGATAGATTTCTCTGGCAACATTCATGGTATGAAGTATCATTTCATTAGAGAAAGGTTTGACAATGCCATATCCCAAATGTTTGGTAGGACATATAATCATGACTTTGGATATTGGGGTAGAATGAAAGATGGATGTGATCGCGGCAAAGTATTGAGAAAGATTTACAGAGACCCAGACATCTCTACCATTCTTATTGGTGGGTTTCCCTCTGGCATCAAGAGACAGGCCTCGTGGATCAAGGATTGGAATTTGTTGTATCCCAGACTAGAATCTTGCCGTGCGACATTGTGTTTCAACTGGAAAGACCCTGCTGCAACAACTTCAAGGTATGTAGAGGCACTTGCGATTGGCATGATCCCATTTGTCTACAAGAACTATGATGAGAACAATACATACAACATCGATGATTGGCAAAGAGTCTATGACTTTGAGGACTTTCAAACCAAGATAAATACTTTGAAAAACCCCGCAACCATTGATTCCAAACTAGAACAGTACAGAAATAATTACGAAAAAGTGTTGTTGTCCAAGGATGGATACTACGAGATATTTTCCTACAAAATGAATAAGGTTATTTCATGAAGGTAGCACTGGTAACTGACACGCACTTTGGTGCTAGGTCAGACAGTCTTGCGTTTGATGCGTATTTTAAGAAATTCTACGATGAGTATTTTTTTCCGTACTTACAAGAACACAATATAGATACTATTGTACACTTAGGTGATGCGTTTGATAGAAGAAAGTTTATCAACTACAACACACTAAAGTCTTGCAAGGAGTATTTTTTTGGGCAGGCAGAACGCCTTGGTATGACATTGCACATGATTCCAGGCAATCATGACACATATTATAAAAATACCAATGACGTAAACTCACTGGAATTGTTACTGAAGGAATATGACAACATTCATGTCTATCCCGAAGTCACGGAGATAACGTTAGATGAAAGAAAAATTTTATTCGTCCCTTGGATTTGTAACGACAATTATAGCACTACAATGGATGCTGTTAAGTCAACGGATGCCAAAGTATGTTTTGGACACTTTGAGTTTTCTGGGTTCCAAATGTATAAAGGTATTCCAAACCCTCACGGAATGGATACTGATGCCTTTGACCATTTTGATTTGGTATGTAGTGGGCACTTTCATCATCGTAGTTCTCGGGACAACATTACTTATCTTGGCAATCCATATGAGATTACATGGTCTGATTACGATGATGATAGAGGATTTCACCTCTACGACACGGACACTAACGAACTCGACTTTATCAAAAATCCGTACAAGATGTTTCACAAACTCTTCTATAACGATATGGACGGAGACAGCTCTTTTGATCTTTCTGGTCTTGTCGGTTCTTGCGTCAAGCTTATTGTGGTAAAGAAGGAGAACTTCTTAAAGTTTGACAAACTGGTAGACTCCCTGTATACTTGTAACTGTGTAGAATTAAAAATCGTAGAAGACTTCTCAGAGTTTGAGGATGATGCGGTCGGCGATGACGCAGAACTTGCCGTGGATGATACAATGACTCTACTCAGAGACTACATTGGAAACACGGTTACTGACCTTGACAAAAACAAATTGACATCGGTTGTGCAAACTCTCTATGTCGAAGCACAACACATGGAATAATAATGTATGATAATGTTTCAAAAGTTGCGATGGAAGAACTTCCTATCCACAGGCAACACTTTTACTGAAATAGATTTTACTCGCAACCCCACGACACTGATCGTAGGAGAAAACGGCAGTGGTAAGTCCACCGTTTTGGATGCTCTGTGCTTTGGTTTGTTCAACAAACCTTTCCGTAATATCAATAAACCTCAACTTGTAAATTCCATCAACGGAAAACAGATGTTGGTGGAGATTGAGTTTCAAGTTGGTGACAAACAATACAAGGTTGTCCGTGGAATCAAACCAAATGTGTTTGAGATATATTGCAACGATCAATTTTTAGATCAAGATGCTGCACTTAGAGATACCCAGAAGTATCTGGAAGAAAGTATTCTCAAATTGAATTACAAATCATTTACTCAGATTGTTATTTTGGGTAGCGCCTCGTTTACTCCATTCATGCAACTGCCTTCTGCCTCTCGTCGAGAGATCATTGAAGATATTCTTGACATACAAATCTTCACCACCATGAATGTTTTGCTAAAAGAAAAGATGAATGTCTTGAAAGAAGACATCCGCATCATTGAGGGAGAGGTAGAACTTGCCAAACACAAAACCAAGGTTCAAAAAGACTATATTGATACCTTGGAGAAAGATAAAGCCACTCAGATTGACAACATCAAGGAGAGTATAGATGAGACGACGGCAGCAATTGAGAACAACGAACAACAACTCTCGCAACATGAGTCAGAGAAGAGTCTACTTGGCGAACCAGAAAAAAGAAAACGAGAACTTGACAACTACCGAGATAGATTTTCTAACGGAATTCAAAAAGCAGAAAAAGAATTAAAATTCTACGAAGAAAATAGTGACTGCCCCGTATGCAAACAAGAAATCTGCGAAGACTTCAAACACACTATGTCCTCGGAGAAGTCCGGTGAGATTTCCAATTTAGAAAAGTCTCTGAAGGGTCTGGAGAAAGAATATGAGGAGGTCTCTAAGATTCTAGAATCTTGGCAAGAAGTATCTGATAATATATCTGCTGTTCAGTCTGATATCATTGGACAAGAGAGATACAAATCTAAACTAAAAGATATGTTGAACGAGGCCGAGAACAATGTGACCGACATTAGTGATGAGAAATCAAAACTAAAAGAGATGGCAAAGGATGTGGTTGCAAAGAATGATATTAAGGCATCTAAAAATGAAGAACAACACTACAACACTGCGGCCGCCCACCTATTAAAAGACAGTGGTATCAAAACTAGAATCATCAAGCAGTACTTGCCTGCGATCAATAAACTGGTCAATAAATATTTGCAGTCGATGGATTTCTTTGTACACTTTGAGTTAGATGAGAAGTTTAACGAAATAATTAAGTCTCGACATAGAGACAAGTTTAGTTATGCGTCCTTTAGTGAGGGTGAGAAACAACGTATTGACTTGGCACTACTCTTTACTTGGAGAACTATTGCAAAGATGAAGAACAGTGCCAGTACAAATCTGTTGCTTCTGGATGAGGTATTTGATTCCTCACTAGATAACAACGGAACTGACTATGTGATGCAACTACTAAATACAATTGGAGATCAAACAAACGTCTTTGTCATTTCTCACAAAGGTGACCAGTTGTTTGATAAATTTAGAAGTCAAATCAAGTTTGAGAAAAAACAAAATTATTCGGTGATGTCATGAAAGATATGGAACTACTACCACTCAACGATCCCCTGTTAAAAAAGGTGCCAGAAGAATTCGATGATTGGGATAACGTACAGGAGTTTGTCGATGATCTGTGGAAATTTCAGAAGACAATCGGCGGTGTTGGACTCTCCGCCAATCAAGTCGGTCTAGATGCAAAGGTATTCACGATGGGAATCAAAACCCATCGATGGAATATTATCAACCCGAAACTGATCTCAACCAGTGAAGAGATTGTGATGATGGAAGAGGGGTGTTTGAGTGCTCCCGGCCTGATGCTCAAAGTCAAAAGACCGGAGAAGTGTACTCTGACATACATGAATGAGAACAAGGAAGAAGTGATCGAAGAATTTGAAGGTGTCTGGGCTAGGATTGTTCTCCATGAGTATGACCATATGCTCGGTCAAAGTTTCTTGCAACGAGTTGGGCCCGTTCAGTTGGATCGTGCCATGACGAAGATTAAAAAACAGACAAAGAGAATGATACAAAGGAGAGAATCAAATGAATAGACTGCTTATCATTTTACTTCTAATTGCCCCAGCTGTACATGCGGAAGACGATGTATACTTTGTGGGTGGTGCTAAACATGTGTCTTCACCTACTACTGGAGAACCAATGGATGATCGTGATGAACTGTCATACGACATGCCTTACGTTGGTATCAAGTACCACAAGAAATCTTGGGGTATGAACTTTCAGTTTAACGTGGGCCACATGATAAACGATGACGATATCAATGGTGACAATCCCAGAACAGAATTTATTATTGAGAAACAAATCAATATAAATAGTCTATTCAAATGAGTAGAATAGATGTCCCATTTACGAGACAACAACGTAGGTTACTTTGAACACCTAAAATTTGCTTGGTGTGTTGCTTTTGTTCTTGTTGTTCATGGGATGTTTCCTAATATCTGGAAAGAAAAGGCGTCACAATTATTGTGTGACAAGGAATAGATGTGGCATATTCAGACAAGGTACTAGACCACTATGAAAATCCCAGAAATGTCGGCAAGCTTGACGAAAATGATGAAAATGTCGGAACTGGCATGGTTGGAGCTCCGGCGTGTGGAGACGTTATGCGGTTGCAAATCCGAGTATCGGATGACGGAATTATTGAAGACGCTAAATTCAAAACTTACGGATGCGGCAGTGCAATTGCTTCTTCATCATTACTCACAGAATGGGTTAGAGGAAAGTCCCTTGACCAAGCAAGAGAAATCCGCAATACAGAAATTGCTCAAGAACTATCACTCCCGCCTGTAAAGATTCATTGTTCGGTTCTTGCTGAAGACGCAATCAAAGCAGCTGTCGATAACTACCGAAACAAAAAAGAACAATAACGTGGAAGTGCAAATATCTAAATCAGCTGCTGATTGGATTGCAAAACAGTTGCACGAGCGCGGCAGTGGATTGGGTGTGAGAGTGGGTGTTGCTCCAAGTGGATGCACTGGATTTAAGTACGTCATTGAGTATGCCGACCACCAATCCATAGAAGATGTTGTAGTCGAAGAACACGGCGTAACAGTTTTCATTGATCCAAAAAGTTTATTGTACCTCTCTGGGTCTTTGATAGATTTTAAGAGAGAGGGTATCAACAGCGGCATAGAAATTTCCAATCCAAAGGCAACCGCACACTGTGGTTGTGGAGAGAGTTTCGCCATCTAATGTATCTATGCATATGTAATGCCGTTAAAGAGGGAGACGCAGCTAGGTATCATTTAATTGGTACTAACTGTGGTAAGTGTGTAGAAAATAAAAACTCCAAATGCAAGGAGAATAAACGTGTCAGATGATTTCGATTTTGGTTTTACTGCGGTAGATGATATGCCTACCAGCACAACCACCGCCTCTGAACCAGTACAGGCTACTTTGCCAGAGGGGTCTCTGGATGCGGTCATGGACAAACTAGAACAGTTGGAGTCCCGAATCCTGTCTTCTGATAACAGTGGAATGATAAATGAACATCGAGCTCTTCTGGAATCTGATGTTGCTAGTAAACTAAAGGATGTGGAGATGTTGATTTTGCCCCTGTTGCAGAATCTCAAAAAGAACCCCGAGAAAGATTACATACATTGGCCCAATAGAAGCGCGATTATCGACAAGCAAATTGAGAGAATCACCGCCGTAACTCGCTATTTTGAGCGGATTTGACCGAAAAAAATTCAAAAAAAATCGTAAGCCATTGATTTGTAAGGGAATCTTTTTTCGCCGGGCCCCTTGACTTCTGCTTAGATAGCTGTCATAATGGGTGTTCATTGAGAGTGAGAGTTCTATGAATATTGGTTCCAAAGACTACCTTGCCAAACTACTGGCCACCGAAGACATTGCAATCGAACACGCTAATGTTCCTACTGCCGCGTTCGATCTGAAGGCTCGCAAAATTATCCTGCCAAACTGGAAGGATATGCCCGACTTTCTTTATGATCTTTTGATCGGTCACGAAGTTGGCCACGGTCTGGTGACCCCACCCGAAGGTTGGCACGATGCAGTGTGTTCTCAGGGTAAGGGTTTCAAATCATTCCTCAATGTTATCGAAGACGCTCGTAACGAGCGACTAGTCAAACAACGATACCCTGGCCTTGTCAAGTCATTCTACAAGGCTTACCGATATCTGTTTGAAAAAGATTTCTTTGGTGTTGGCGATACCGATGTCAACACTCTGTCATTTATTGACCGCATCAATCTTCACTACAAAATTGGTTCATTCCTCAATGTTCAGTTTTCCGATGCCGAACGCGAAACTCTCGCTCGTATCGATGTCGCTGAAGAGTGGGATGATGTAGTTGATATCGCCACCGACATTTACGATGGTGCCCTTGAAGAGATGGAGCAAGAACAGCAAGAAGATCAACCCGCTCCTGCCACTGGCGAAGACGACAGTGAAGAGACTGAAGGTCAAGGTTCTTCAACCGAGTTGTCCGATGACGCTGAAGACACCGATGACCCCACCGAAGGCGAAGGCCAGTCGGGTGAGGCTGATGGCGAAGAGTCTGATGATGAGTCTGCGCCATCCGGTGACGCCGATGCTGAACAATCTGATGAAGAGTCTGATGCCAGTGAGAGTGGCGAAATGTCTGCCGAGAGTGGCAACCCCGTCGAAAATACTAGTGAAGAATCTGTCACTGAACCAATGTCCGAAACCGATCAGAGTTTCCGACAGAATGAGTCTCGCCTTCTAGAGTCCGTGGGTGAGTCAGTATTCACTGCTTATGTTCCTAAGTCTATCAGTCGTGACCACAAAGTGATGCCTGTCTCAAATACTTGGGATTTTGAGTGGAAAATGTCTCGCGGATATTACGAAGAAGTTACTGGTTTTGACATCAAGTCACACCTCAAAAAGTTGTCCGATGACTTCCGCACCAAAAACAAATCTGCTATCAATCAATTGGTGATGCAGTTTGAGATGAAGCGCAAGGCGTCTGAGTTACGCAAGGCTCAGGTCCACAATACTGGTAAACTCAACGAAGACAAGTTGTGGGCTTACAAGTTGACTGAAGACTTGTTCCTATCAAACACTGTCCTGCCGTCTGGTAAAAACCATGGCATGTTCATGATTATCGATTTCTCTGGTTCAATGTCTCAAAACATGGCGGGTACGCTTGAACAGTTGTTGATCCAAGTTGCCTTTTGCAAACAGGTTGGTATTCCGTTTGATGTTTACGGATTCACTTCTCAAATGCCTGCCAAAGATGGCATGTCGCAGTCTACTCATGAGAATGAAATCCATCTTTGCAATCAGGCTGGTCTGGTTCAGTTGATTACTTCAGAGTCTTCACCCGCCCAGTACAAAAAACACTTTGAGAATCTGCTGATGTACGCTGAAGTTTGGAGTGCGTACTGTGACCGCCGGAAGTTTTCTAACGAGATGTATGTCTCTATGTATGATCTGCCAAACCATCTTCAGTTGGGGTCTACTCCCCTCGCTGCTGCAATCATAATTGCAACCGATGTGGCAAAAGAGTTCAAAGACCGCAATCGCATTGAAGTG